CTTCCTCGTCAGTTAAGGCATCGGCTCAGCAAATCAAAACGTATGTTGGGAGTTCTCTTAACATCACGGGCGGTGTGCTTGGGTCGGTCACGATCAGCAACGGCGTAGGTAGCTTTAGCTCGCTTTCAGTAACGGCGGGAGCAATCCCATTTAACACGATTACGAATCGCGCTATTGGCCAGTTTGAATCTCATGTAGATCAAACGGCTACGTCGGCTAACGTCGCTTACGTTGCGCAGATGAATAACGCAGCCGACTTTAACGCTGGAATTACGATTGCTTCTAGCACAAACGTCACGGTAGCTGCTGCGGGTGTTTACTCAATCAACGCCAGCATTCAGTTTGCAAACTCTGACAGCACCAACCACACATCGACGTTCTGGTTCACTAAAAACGGAACAAACATTCCGAACTCTGCATCCATTATTTCTGTGCCTAAGGTAGCGGATGGCGGTAAAACACTGGCTCAAGTGACTATTTTTGAGTCAATGACTGTTAGCAGTTATGTACAGTTGGTTTGGTCTGCAAACAATATCGCTGTTAGTTTGGATTACTCGTCTGCAACTGCGACGGCCCCTGAAGTTCCCTCTATCATCTTCAACATGCAGAGAATCGCGTGATGAAAATTCGCGGTAACTGGGAAGACTGGGAAGACTTTGAGAACTTCGCCAAGGGCGGCGGTGCATTTAAGACCGGCGCTTGGCAACGCAAGGCTGGAAAGAATCCAGAGGGCGGTTTGAACGAAGCCGGTCGTCGCAGCGCGAAGCGTGAAGGGATGAACTTGAAGCCGCCGGTTAGCGCGAGCCAAGCAAAGAAATCCCCGAAAGCAGCGGCACGACGCAGATCGTTCTGTGCAAGGATGTCCGGAATGCCGGGTCCAATGAAAGATGACAAGGGCAGGCCGACGCGCAAAGCGTTGTCTCTCCGTAAATGGGATTGTTAAGAGGAAACCATCATGGGCGTTAAGTACGTTAAAGATTTTGCTTTCCCGTCTGCGGGTGGTTTCCACTCGGGCAGCGTTCAGCGTTATGCCAAAGGCGGTCATGTAACCAAGCTCCCGGCTAAGGCCAAGGATTCCGCCAAAGGAATGCCTGCTCGTGCCAAGCCGAATGCTCCTGCGCGTGGCGCTCCGAAGATGGAGTCCAAGCCCAAGGTTGGCAAGGGCCAAGGCTACGAGAAGGGCGGTTACGTTCCGGGCAAGGAGAAGGATGTGCAGCCGGTCAAGCGTCCTCCGGGTCGCGGCAAGGATCTGGCTCCGGCTCGTCGCTTCAAGGGCAAGTACGAGGGCTACGCTGAGGGTGGTCCGGTTGCGGAAATCACCGAAGGCGATGGCATGTCGCCGCTGCAAGAAATGGCTTACGCACTCCCCTATGATTACATGAAAGATATTGTGGTAGAGCGAGAGCTCCCAGCGTTGCCGGAACCGCCGCCGTTTGATCCTATGCGCGGTGTAAGCCTCGGGGATCGTGTTCCTGTCGGCGCTTTGACTCCGCTGCCCGAAGAGCCGATGTATCGCGTCCCGCTTGCTGGTGATGACGGCATGGTGCCGGGGCGAGTTAGGCTTCGACCTGAACCGGTAGACCGCGTTGGCAATCGCCGCGCCATGATGGGTGACCGTCGTGACATGGCTATGCGTCCGGGTATGCGTGGCGTTGCTCGTCGTGCTGCTCCCCCGCGTATGCGTGCTCCGGCTCCGGTTCGTCAGCCTGAGATGATGCCGTTTGATTTGGAAGTTCCCATGCCGTTGGTTCCCCGCTACAAGAAGGGCGGCGAAGTAAAGGGCGAGAAAATTGCCAAAGTCATGCGCGAGTACAAAGAGGGCAAGCTGCACTCAGGCTCCAAGAAGGGTCCTGTTGTGAAGAACCCGAAGCAAGCGATGGCGATTGCGCTGTCGGAAGCTCGTGCTGCAAGAAAGGCCGATGGTGGAAGAATTGAAAAATTAAAAAAATCAATAATTGCTGATGACTTGGCTAAAGCTAGAAAGCTTGGCAAAACTTATAACGAAATGTACAGGGATGAGTTTAACAAGCAAGTTAAAGAAGGGATTTTAAATCCGTCTGCTGTCAAAGCAAAAAAAGCTTATGAATTGCATACGCCTAAAGAGGTTCGTAAAGTATACGAATCTGATAAAGAGTATTTTGAAAAAATGGCCAGCCAAAATAAGAAGGCCGAAGGCGGCGTAATGAGTAAGGGGCCGAGCACCCGCTACACCGCTGCTAAGGGTCGTCGCATGGCGAAAGAGCGTGCCATGGAGCGTCGTGCTCTGGATAAGGCGCGTCACGCTGAGAAGTATGCTCCGGGCTTAAGCTTGGATATGGAAGACGAGAGCACGGTGCCTACATACCAATCCCTTAAGCCCCGCAAAAAAGTCGAGATGCTCAAGTACGCTAAGGGCGGAAAAGCCAAGCATTCTGATGTGAAGATGGACAAGGCCATGGTGAAGAAGGCTGTCCACAAGCATGAGAAAGCGATGCATCCCGGTAAGAAGATGACCAAGCTCAACAAGGGCGGCGTTCCTTCATACGGACGTAAGCCAATGTACGGCGGCGGTAAGTGCTAAAATAACTTCCGTGTAGTCAGAGGGGTCTGCTCGATGCAGTAGACCATGGCGCAAGAGGGACCCTGATGGCGACTTCCGGTACAGTTTCGACAACTCAATTTACGACTAGGCAGGTCATTGACCATGCCTACAGGCGTTGTCGTTTGGGTGCGCAGCAGATCACCTCTGAGATGATCGACATTGCGAACGACCAGCTTTACCTGATTCTGGCTAACCTTGCGAACCGGGGTGTTCAGCTCTGGTGTATTGAGAAACTAATTATGCCGCTCTACGAGGGCAACAGCGCAGTGACGCTGCCCTTGGGTACGGTAGACGTTCTCAATACCAACCTGCGCACTCTGACTCAGGTAACGGGCACTGAGACGACTAGCTCAACCACAGTGACGATGGTAGTTGCTGGTGGAACGACGTTAACGACGGTGGGCATTCTGTGGAGTGCAACCTCGGTTCCGTTCGTTGTCGAGCAGTCTGCTGATGGCGTGACTTGGACATCGGTACCTCTTGAGCAGTATCAAGCAGCGTCTGCGCCGACTCAGGTTGCAGGCGAGTGGCTGTGGGTAGACTTTGTTTCCACAACCACGAACAACTATTTCCGCGTTCGTGCTACGAGCGGTACCTTATCGGCCACGGATGTCTATTTCGGGAACACGCCTACAGAAATCCCTATAGCGCGATTGAATCGTGATGACTATACGGCGCTGCCCAACAAGTACTTCCTTGGCCGACCTTTGCAGTTCTGGTTTGACCGTCAGTTAGACCAGCCGGTGATGCGTCTCTGGCCAGCCCCCAATGCGGCTGCGACAACCCAGCAGATCGTGTTGTGGCGTCATCGTTACATTCAGGATGTCGGCACCATGACGCAGGAACTGGACGTTCCGCAGCGTTGGTTTGATGCGATTGTGGCGATGCTGGCTTCTAAGCTTGCGGAAGAGACTCCGGAAGTCGATGCGCAATTGATGCCAATTTTGGAAGCCAAAGCTGAGAAGGCGCTGGCTCAGGCTGAGAATGAAGAGCGGGACAACAGCCCGATTTACTGGGCACCGCTTATTTCGCCGTATACGAGATAATCATGGGACTGTACCTAGATACTCGTGGACTCGCTTTTGTTGGAATCGGGATCTGCGACCGTTGTTCGCGTAAGTTTCCGATTGTTGAGTTGATGCCGGACCGTAACTATCCGGGGCTTCGGGTGTGCAGAGAGGATCTGGATGAACTAGATCCGTATCGTTTGCCAGCGAGACAGACTGAGCGCATTACGCTGCCGTTTGTCCGACCCGACGTTCCGATTGCGACCGATCCGGCTGGTTTGATCAGCGAAGACGGTAACACATTTGTTACTACTGAAAACTTTGACGACTACGTGGAGCCGTAATGAGATACGAGCTTTACAAAGTAACTAATAAGAGCAATGGCAGAATGTACATTGGTCAGACATGCCAAGGCCATAAGAGGCGCTGGTATGTGCACTGCTGGAAAGCAGCTCGTGGTGGTGAGCAACGATTCCATAAAGCCATTCAGAAGTACGGTAAAGACAACTTTAGTGTTGAGCTTCTTGTTGTCGGTCCAACTCTTGAGTGGATTAACGATTTAGAGCAAAAAGCGATTAAGCTTTATGACACTTTTAACAATGGATATAACGACACAAAGGGCGGTGATGGTACCGTTGGGCAAAAGTTTCGCCTTGGTAAAAAGCATACTGCTGAAACGCGAGCAAAGCTTTCTGCTTCTCGCATGGGAAGACCAAGCCCTAGGAAAGGTGTAAAGCTTTCAGAAGAAACAAAGCAAAAGATTCGTCTGGCAAATTTAGGTAAAAAAAGATCGGCAGAGGCAGTCGAAAAAGCCATGGCGAAAATTCGCGGCAGGGCTGCTTGGAACAAAGGGTTAAAGCATAAAGAAGAAACAAAAGTTAAAATGTCTTTGACTCACAAATCAAGATGGGAAAAGAGACGAGAGGATGTCAAATGAGTAACGTGCCGACGAACCTCGTCCCAACCAGAATCAGCCAGCTTCCTGAGGCTCCGGTTGCGGACCCGGCTGGTTATTTCCCTATTGTTATTTCTGGTACGACCTACAAAGTTCAGTTCAGCCAGATTCAAGGAAGCGTTGAGGTTCCGGCTTCGCGCAGAGTTAATGCGGGGACGGGGCTGACGGGGGGCGGTTCGCTTTCAGCGGACATCACGATTGCCGTAGCCAATGATGGCATCGGTGATCAACAGCTTGATGTAACGGGTGTCAGCGCCGGGACGTATGGCGACGGTGCGAATATGCCTGTCGTCACGGTCAACACGAAAGGTCGTGTTACTTCTTTAAGCACGACCCCGCTGGTCATTAGCGGCTACGTTCCGGATTCGCGCCAAGTTGTTGCGGGTACTGGTTTGTCCGGAGGGGGAAACCTCAGTGCAGATCGCACACTGGCCATCAGCTTTTCAAGCGCCACCCCTCAGCCCCTAGGCTCAGTAACAGCGGGTACAGGTGTTAACGCCTCGCGTGATGATCACGTTCACCCGGCTTTGGATCTGTCGGATTCAAACCAAACGACTGGCACTCTGCCGATGGGTCGCGGTGGCACTGGCTCAGCGATGTCGCCGGTTGCGGGTGCGGTCGTTGTTAGCAACGGAACTAACTTTGATCTGACTTCGGTGGGTACGCCGGGTCAGGTTCTAGCATCTAACGGGTCTGGCATACCAACTTGGTTAACGATCACGGGTGCAGGTACGGTTACGAGCGTTGATGGCTCTGGCGGTACGACGGGACTAACAGTCAGCGGTGGTCCGATTACGGGCGCGGGTACGTTGACTCTGGGCGGTACGCTTGCCATTAGCGCAGGTGGTACGGGGCTTGCGGGTACGCCGACGAACGGCCAGCTCTTGGTGGGTAACGGCAGCGGATATACGCTGGCTTCGCTCTCTGCTGGAACGGCTATCAGCGTCACGAACGCGACTGGCTCTATTAGCATCGCCAACACAGCGCCGGATCAAACGGTCGTCATCACGGGCGGTGGACTGATCTCGGTCACGGGTACATACCCCAGCTTCAACGTCAGCGCGACTGAGGGCTTCAGCGGTACCGTCACCAGCATTGACGTATCCAGCACCGTCAGCGGTCTGACCTTCTCTGGAGGCCCTGTCACCGATTCTGGCGTCATTACGATGGCTGGAACGCTGGGCATCAGCAACGGTGGTACAGGGGCCTCTACGCAGTCTGATGCGCGTATAGCACTGGGCTTGGGAACCATGGCGGTTCAAGACGCCAACAGCGTCAATATCACGGGCGGTAACGTCAGTGTGGGCAGCGCCACTATCACGACCCTGACTGGAACGAGCGCCAACATTACGACGCTCTCTGGTACGACGCTGACATATACAAGCGGCACGGTTACGAACCTTGCTGTTACAAGCCTGACGGTATCTAGCCTTTCGTTGACTAATGCGACGTTTACTTCGGCAACGATTACGACGCTTAAATCGACAAGCGCAACGATAGACAATTTAGCCAGCACTTCAGCAAACATTACGACGCTTACTTCGTCGAGCGGAACGGTTACTAATCTGCTTGCTACAACAGCAAACATTTCTAGTATCTTGTTTGTTGGAACAACGACGAACACCAACTCGTCAAAGCTGGTTGTAAGCGGAACCATCTCTGAGACGGTCGGGACGACGCAGTACTTGGTTGCATCTCAGTACGATGTGGGAACCAACCCGAACCAAATCCCGCTCAATCAGTACTTGGGTTCGATGGCGTTCCAAAGCTCGGCTGCGATTACGGTAACTGACATTACGATGGCGGGATCGCTGACTGGTACGATTGCTGGAGGAACTTACTGATGAGTTTCTCAGTTAACTTCCCCAACATTAACCCGACGTTGATGATTGACTGCGTTAATCGCAGCAGCTTGGATTCGCGGGTAACGTTTACTCGTGGTTCAACGGCTACGTTTGTTAACTCATCTGGGGTCATCACCACGGCTGCGGCTAATGTTCCACGGTTCGATCACAACCCCTCTACGCTACAGCCGCTCGGCTTGCTCATTGAGGAAGCGCGTACCAACAGCATCCGTAACAACACGATGCAGGGTGCGGTAGCGGGGACGCCGGGGACTGTGCCGACGAATTGGGTTATATCAACCGCTTCGGGCAATCTTACGTCTAGAGAAATTGTGGGAATTGGAACCGAAAATGGTATTGCGTATGTTGATGTTAGGTTTGTAGCGTCCGGTGCAGTTAGCGCCTCAATTTATCCAGAATCCCCAACAGGCGTAGCAGCATTAAACGCTCAAACGTGGACAACAGCATTTTATGTAAAACTAACTAGTGGAAGTTTAACGAATGTCACGGTTCAAACTTCTATTGTAGAAAATGATTCTGGCGGTAATTTTTTGGCAGGTGCGAACGGTTCGGCATTTGTGCCAACGTCTGCCGCATTGGCAACGCAACGATTCACTCAAACAAGAACTAATACTAACGCGTCAACCGCTTTTGAATGGTCAAGAGTACTAGTAACATTTTCAGGTGCTGGTGACGTAACCCTCCGCATCGGCCTGCCGCAGTTAGAACTTGGCGCATTTGCAACAAGCGTGATCCCAACCACCACCACCGCTCTGACTCGCAACGCAGATGTGGCGAGCATGACGGGGACGAATTTCTCGTCGTGGTACAACGCGAGTGAGGGGACGTTTGTGGCGGAAACAACTGTTGCCGCTCCAAGAACAACAGATTTTAATGTTTTGCGAGTTGATGATGGAACAAGCAGCAATCGCGCTCAAGTAGGCAGCGGTTCATCTGCAACATTGTTTAATGGATTTTTGGTTACTAGTGGCGCACTACAAGGGAACAATACCGTTTCTGTATCTCCGCTTGGCACAAAGAAAGTTGCGTTTGCGTTTACCGCGAACAATTCGGTAACGGTTGCAGCGGGAACCGCCGGATCAACCGACACAACGGTAACGGTGCCTTCTGGAATTAACAGATTGTTATTTGGGCGAGACGATGCGGCTAGTTACCTTAACGGCACCATCAGCCGCATTGCCTACTACCCCACGCGCCTACCTAACAGCACTTTGCAGGCACTCACGGCATGAACGATTACCACCTCAAAGCAGCCGACGCCACAGCCCTGTACGACGTATTAGAGGCGGCAGGCGTTGTGCGTCTTGTTCCTGCTCAACCGGCTCTCAATGTGCCGGATAAAACGATGTATGCCTATGCGTACAAAGTTGACGGCGAGATAGAGGAAACGCTGTGGCACGAAAAACTGGAAGGCGATGCGCTGTTGCAGTTTGCTAAAAACGACTGGAGTGAGTTTCCCGAGGAGCAAGCCAAGGTTGTAGAAGCGTGGTTCAAGGAAGAAGTGGTATATCCCGGCTATCAGTCAGACGCTATTTCCGCGCATTACGTTATTACAGACGCCCATAAATACGCTCTGGACGTAATTGGCGCGATCTACAAGCCGACCGGCAAGGTATTGCAAACCGAGGACGGCGAAGTGCCGGAGATGAAACCAGTTGACGGTTTCCACGCTAATGTGCGTGTCATTGACGCAACCGGGTTTAATCCGGACAATATTGCGTCAGTGGCGATTGACAAACCCGACCATCCCGTTAGGGGCTGGGCCTAGTAGCAGGTGAATATATGCCCACGATTCTTTTAAAGAAAAGCGACACCCCGAGTGCGGTTCCGACTACCGCTAACCTGACCAACCTGGCCGGGGGTGCAGAGGTCGCAGTCAATACTGCTGATAAGCGCCTGTTCACCATGAACAGCAGCAGTGCTGTGGTGGAATTGGGTACTAACCCCTCCAGCTTGTCGATTGCGAACAATGCTTCGATCAATATTTTAACGGCTACGACGGCTACGATCACGACGCTGAATGGCACGAGCGCGACGGTGACCAACATCTTCGACGGTGCTGGAAAGATCCGAGCGATTCCCTCAGCGGGAACGGCTAAGACAACGGCTTATACGCTTGCGGTAACAGATGTGGGTGAATACGTTGAAGTCGGAGCCAGCGGTTCGATCACGGTTCCAAATGACATCTTTGCAACGGGCGATGTGGTGGCGGTCTTCAACAATACGACCGGTAACATCAGCATCAACTGCCCGGTAACAACGGCTTATCTTGCGGGTACCGATGCTGACAAAGCCAGCGTGACGCTCTCTACTCGTGGCGTAGCCAGTGTGCTATTTATTAACCCGTCTCTCTGTGTCATCACCGGAAACGTGAGCTAATCGCATGTCTGGAATAATGATGCTACTGCTCGCCCGAGTTGTGGGCGGTAACAGATTTGTCGAAGTCAAGACCTTCACGGCTACGGGTTCATGGACGGCTCCGACCGGCGTGACCGAAGTTGAGTACCTCGTCGTCGCGGGTGGCGCTGGTGGTGGAGCAGTTATTGGCGGCGGCGGTGGGGCTGGTGGGTTTAGAACAGGTACAGGATTATCTGTAACAGCAGGAACTTCTTACACCATTACCGTCGGTGCTGGCGGTGCTGCTGCAACTGTTCGCGGAACCATTGGAACAAGTGGAAGCAACTCAGTATTTAGTTCCATTACTTCTGCTGGTGGCGGTGGTGGCGCTAGTTTTTATAACTCTGGCGGCCCTGCAAATGCGGACAGTGGTGGTTCTGGTGGTGGCGGTTCGGGAATATTGTCGCCCGCTGGAGCAAGCGCAGGAGGATCGGGTAACACTCCGTCTGTTTCACCGTCGCAGGGAAGTAATGGCGGCGCAGGAAATTTTGCCGGTGGAGCAAGCGCCGCATCTGGTGGCGGTGGCGGAGCAAGTGCGGTTGGCGCATCTGCACCAAACGTAAATAGTCCGGGCGCAGGGGGAAACGGAACCGCCTCATCTATTTCTGGGTCTTCAGTAACTTATGCCGGAGGAGGCGGGGGCGGCGCACATAGCAATGGCGGTCAGCCGGGTGGATCTGGTGGTACAGGCGGCGGTGGAAATGGCGGCACCAACGCGGTTGGCTCTGCGGGTACTGCAAACACCGGAGGCGGCGGTGGTGGTGGTGGATTTACCGCTCCGGGCACAGATTATGCGGGTGGAGCAGGCGGCTCCGGCATCGTCATCCTTCGCTACACAGTCCCTGTTCAGACTGTAATTCAGTCTTTCACTTCATCCGGAATCTTTGTTCCGCCGACTGGTGTGAGCGAGGTTGAGTATCTCGTTGTCGCTGGCGGTGGCGGTGGCGGAAGCCAAGCAAACACTGATGCTTTTGGTGGCGGTGGTGGTGCTGGTGGGTTTAGAACCGGCACTGGTTTTGCAGTAACAGCGGGAACTTCTTACACCGTCACTATCGGCGCGGGAGGAGCAGGCGTTTCAAATGCCAACGGTACCGCAGGTAATAACTCCGTATTTAGCACAATCACATCCGCTGGCGGAGGTTATGGCGGAAGGTTTGCTGTTGGCGGAAACGGTGGCTCTGGTGGTGGTGCCGGTTCAGAATTTAGCACTAACCCATCTCGTGCAGGTGGAACTGGAAATACTCCGTCTGTAAGTCCATCACAAGGAAATAATGGAGGCGCGGGAACTGCCGGGCCTTCTACCGCAAGTTCGGCGGCGGGCGGCGGTGGCGGTGCATCTGCTGTTGGCGCTACTGGTTCATCTGGCGCTGGCGGTAACGGTGGCAACGGAACAGCATCCACTATCTCTGGATCATCCGTTACTTATGCTGGTGGTGGCGGAGGAACGGGCGGGTCTACGCAAGGAAGCGGCGGTACTGGCGGCGGTGCCAACGGTTCTACCAATGGAACTGGAATCTCCGCTACTGCTAACACTGGTGGAGGTGGTGGCGGAGGTGGATTCGGTCCCAGCGGCGGCACTGTTGCTGGCTCCGGCGGCTCCGGCATCGTCCTCATTAAGTACACACTGGGTACTGCTTCGATCCTGACGTTCAACTCAACCACCAACTTTGTGATGCCTGCTGGCGTGACGAGTGTGGACTACCTCGTGGTTGCGGGTGGTGGCGGCGGCGGTGGATTTGCCTCTGGTGGTGGAGCAGGAGGTATGCGTACCGGAACGGGTTTAACCGTTACACCGGGATCTACTTACACCATCACAGTTGGCGCGGGAGGAACTGCCGGAGCAGGGGGGGCCGGTTCTGCGACCAGTGGTGGAAAAGGTAATGATTCTGTATTCAACACAATTACTTCAACCGGAGGCGGTCAAGGCA